ATCTCTAGGTGCTTTTTACCTTTCAATCTAATATCAAGTTCGATAAGATTAAGTCCGCAATGAGCAAGGCCCCAAATATTCTCTCTGCCTAATTTTAAATATTTAACTTTAATTTTCTTATTCATATCAATAAAAGTTTGTACAGTTGCCGTTAAAGTTAACAATTATATCGCTTAATGCTCCATTCCTATGTTTAGCAACAATCAATTCTGCCTTGCCAATAGTTGAGTTCCCAGCTCCATCATCCATTATTCCATAATACTCAGGTCGATAAATAAACATAACCATATCCGCATCCTGTTCAATAGCTCCTGAATCCCTTAAATGTGATAGCATTGGTCTTTTATCATTTAGCTTCTCAACTTCCCTACTTAACTGACTTAATAATATAATCGGTATATTTAGTTCTTTTGCTAACCCTTTTAAAGCTCCCGATATTTCCGCTACTTGATCGTTTGTACTTTTGTTATTATTACCTTTATCAATTAGTCCAATGTAGTCAATAACTATCATGCTTATATCTTTATCACGTTTTAATTTTCGTGCCTTAACTTTAATAAAATTTATACTGATTCCGCTTTTATCTTCAATAAATAATTGTGAGTTCGATAACTTAAAGGTCTCATTTTTATAAAGTTCTTTTTCATAAGGATTCATTTTTTCTTTTAAAAATTTGTAAAGTGGAATTGATGTTATTTGTGAACACATCCTCGCATATAGTTGAAGCTTAGACATTTCTAAACTAAATACTAATACCGACTTATTTTGATTCAATACCGAATTAACAAATTTAAGCATTAAGGATGTTTTACCCATTCCAGGTCGAGCAGCCAATATAATTAAATCGCTATTTTGCCAACCCGAAGTAAGTTTGTTAAGTTCACTAAACCCAGTATCACAACCGATTAACTCCCCATCTGTTAACTTATCAATTTTATCTAAGTGCTGGTCCATTTCAATAGCACAATCTAAAGCTGTAAAAGTTTTGCTAATAGAAATTTTGTTAAATATCTCGTTTGTATTTTTTTCGTTATCAGCTAAAAGTTCAAATACATCGCTTGTTGATTCTTGGGTTTTTTCTAACAGTTCTGAAAGCTTATACATCATTTTTCTTTTAATGTAAAATTCGCTTAAAATTAGTATTTTCTCATCGAACCTATTTAGGATAGCATCATTAGTAAGCAAAGATAGGTCGTAAAAGCTAATAGGGTTAATTCTAAGCGTACTTTCTAACTCGTTTGATACATTTATAAGGTCAATAGTTTTGGATGCGTTATTTAGGCCTAAAATAGCTTTTGCAATTAATTGGTTTTTTTCATCATAAAACAGCTCTTCGTGAAAAAGTTCCTGAATATATTTGAATTCACTTGAATTAATTAATAATCCTCCGAGGAATTGACCTTCTAATTTTGTATTTGCTGGAATCATTTAAATGAAGTTTTTAGTTTTAGGTTATTAGAATTGTTTTTATTGGCCCAGTTCTTAAAGTGATTGCAAAATTCGTTAAAGTTAAGATAATCAATTTTAGATGTTTTTTTAAAGTCTGCAATTTTTAAAGTTAATTTATCTTTTGGAATATTTAAAGATTTACTGATATTTTCAAAATTTGTTGAATTACTTAATTCTTTAAAATAAGTTTCAATATCATTTATATTTTTATTTATAATTATATCTTTATTTATATTTATAGGATGTATAACATTTGTATCATTTTCTTTTACATTTGTATTCTTTTCTTTTACATTTGTATTACTTTTGTATAACTTTTGTGTTTTTCTTTGCTTCCAAACTTCTTTTGCAGTTTCACTCATATTGTTTGATTTCTTATTTCTTTTATCCATTTCGGTTGCTAAACGTTCATTATAAAAACCATGTTCAGTTTCTATAAATTTTGATCTTAATAACTCGTTATTTGCTACCAATGAATTAAAACTAAGTTTATCAATTAATCCTCCATGCTGATGCTGAGAACATAATAATCTTATATAAATACCTATTTGCTCATTATTTAAAAACATTGTTCCTGTTAAAAAATCTGATGGGTAAAATAAAAATGCTGGGTCTTTCATAATAAATAAAAAATGCCTTAACTCCCTTTCGTGTGCAGGCACTACTCGGGAAATAAGGCAATAAATATTATTGTTAATTAGCTCCTGCAAGCCATAACTATTGCAAATATACTATAAAATTATTTCATAACCTAAATTAATTATAGTATTTTTTTTGAAGTACCAAAAAACCACATATTGTTGTTTTAAGTTATCGAATGCTAATATCGGGTTGCTACCAGCTATCTGATGAACCATGAAATATTCTTTGAGTGCGTGTCTTAATCCTGTCATAAGTTAGTGTTTAAATTAGGTTTTAATGCTGTGTTAAAATTAGGTTTTAATATATTTTACCGTTGATAATTTTTAGATTGTAAAAAGTATAATTACCTGTTTTAATATCAAGTTCGCAATAGGCAAATCCTGTATTCCATTTATTTATTGGCATATAGTAAGGGGTTTTGCCACACAAACAACCAACGGAGTGAACGCTAAATACATCCCCATACATTGAAGCTTCAGTATTAGAACTTGTTTTGTGATAATGACCAACAACTACATTCTCTAAAGTTTTTAAAAACGTTCCTCGAGCTGGATTAACTCCACCACTTCCACCAAACAATTCATGTCCATGTAATACAGTTAATTTACCAATACGAATAGGCCTTTTTTCTTTTACAATCTCAATCTTTAATTCACCTAATTTTAATCTACTTTCTAATTTAAACTCAGGATCATCAAAAATTTCAGGTGCTTTTAAAAATAACCATTTTTCCCAACGTTCATCGTGATTGCCTAACTTAAAAACTATTTTAGCTTTTGGGAAGTGTTCACGTAGCGAACTCAAAAATATACGTGCAGCTTCAAACTCTTGATGAACTTGTCTTTGTCTCCAGTCTTTTTCATGTCTTGATATACCAGCAAAATCTAAAACATCACCATTGATTAAAATACAATTTACTTTTTTTTCCTTACCATAATTTATTGCTTTTTGAATTGAATCGTTATCCTGGTAAGGTATATGTAAGTCCGATATGATTAAGGTTCTTGACTGACTAATTTCGTAAGGTTCAAAAGTTTCAGCATAAGATTCAGGCATTACAAATTCAATGTTTTGATCTAAGAAATCTTTAGTACCTAATTGTGATTTTTGTTTTTCGCCTTTTTTACCGCGATAATATCTTAAACAACTTCTAACAGCATCAACATCTTTAAAAGTTTTATTGTTTTCTGCATATATTTTTTTAGCTAAAGTCAAAGATGGTAGCTTCGGGAACTTAGTCAAATAAGATTTAATTAAATTACTTACAAATTCATTTCTCATTATTTTTTTATTTTTAGTTTATATTCCTTAGCTAAAGTAATTAATTCATCTTTTGCAAATTTATAACTTCTTGACGAATCAGCCATATCTTCCAAATCCTCAACTCTATTTATTCCTATTCTTTTTACTAAACCTTTGCGGTACTCAATAAGATTACCAGCTAATTGTAGGTTGCAATAAGAACATTGTTTGTGAACATTATCTTCGTTAAATATTAGTTTAGTATATATTTCAGCTTTTAAATAATGCCCAGCATCCCACTTCGCATCGGACTTATTACAACTAATACATGGTAAATCTTTATCACGTTGTCGAATATATATTTGAAAACTTACACGTGCTAAATTTCTTAATTCAATTAAACTTCGGCTATCTGATTTCATAACTTTAAATCTTTTATCTACTTCCTTTTTAGAATTAAATTCTAAGGCACAGATAGCCGAACAAACAACTTGCAAGGTATTGAATGGTTTAAAAAATTCGCCACATTGCTTACATTGTTTGAGTTTAATTTTCATTTACAAACTATTGAGATAAGTTCTACATTCTTTAATCCTAGAGTACATTGATTCGATTACTTGGTTATCTTTTTTGATGTGAAATTCTTTGATACGTTTTGCTATCGGAATATTATTGTAACTGTGGTTACGTTCAATTTCTTCTACAGCTAATAAGTATTCAGGGTTTTCACTATCAATCATTCCCATCTTCCAGCTTAATCTTCTTTTTTCATCCTCAACTAATTGGGTAGGGGTGTCAATTAAAACATAAGCTAAACAAGCATCTTCTAATCCTGTTAATTCCATATAAGCTTGTAGTTGGTAAAAATAACCTTTATTCGGTATCTCGGTTTCAAAATGTGGGAATGTATAAATGTCCCAGCTACTTTTAATATCAATTACATTATCGGATACGATATCAGGAGTTCCGCTTAAAAAGTCATTGGTGTACCATTGTTCATTCTTAGTATAGAAGCCACCTTTAAAAACTGAGTAGGTACTAATTGCAATATCCTCAACTTCAAGTCCTTTCTCTACGTACTTATTAGTAAATTCCTTTCGGATGCCATAAGTTTTTTCGATAAATAGATTTTTTAAATACGATTTACAGGTCTCACCCATTTCGTTTTTGGCTCGGCCATTAGTCATTATCTGACCAATAGCCGATGCTCTGAATTTTAAATCGTTAAACATTTATTAAAGCTAGTTTAAGAACGTTTGATTGTGGACCGCTAATAGTATAGTTTTCCATTGCTTCCTTAACTTTATCGGACTTACCTTCTTGTATGGCAGTAATCATTTTCTTTAAAGTTTCGGGTGTTAGCATTGGTTTACTATCATTCTTTTGCTCTGGTTGTTTTTGACTATCCGCATCTGATTCGGTTTCATCAATTAAGAATAAACCATTAAGTGCATATTTACGAGCATAACTTGAAGCAGTTCCGGTAGCTTGTTCTGCACTCATTCCTTTGTGTTCGCTTGTTTCTGC